GGGAAGTGTCTCGAGAAGCGCGAGGCCCGGCGTTGAGTTCAAAGCCATGACCTCGCCAGCTTTGCCGGTGCCAAGCTCATCTTGCTCAGGGTATAGATTCACACAGCGCTGACAATCAACATTCACTGAGCGCAGCGTGTAACTAGGACCGATGAAGCCTTTAAACCTCATCTATTCCCCCGTCAGCCAGTTAAAGCCGTTTCGGTTACTCATCAAAGCATCATCAACTTTCAAATAGTTCGGAGTGATATTCATGCGCTTTACACTCGCGCGAGCGTCGACGAACTGTGTGACAATGTCAGGATCAAGGGATTTCCCATATTCCGGCGAAATCTCAAGAGCCAAACCAAAGCGCAACATTTTGTTGTAACCAGGAGGTAAGGAAATCGTTGCATTCACTGATGCAAACTCTGAGAGCTGCTTCCAGGAATACAGACCAATATAATTCGCAACTGTGGGCACCGGCCAAACATGGAGCGTTTTAAGTGGAAAATTGCCGTCGTCAAAAAGCCACATTGGAATTGAGCTTGTTGTCGATTTAATCGTGATCGCGGCCCATTCGTCTTGATTCACAATCTTCATCGGAAGTTCGAGAACTGGCGTTTGCTGGACCTGCAAAGTCGCGGTTTGAATCTTCATAGGCCGAACAGTGTTGAAGTTTCCGCCCGTTCCGATTGTGTAAGCCGATTGACCTGGCACAAGCGGAAAGCTCTCAATCACGTTGTTGTAAATGAGAAAGCCTTCGTTTGACCATGAGTCTATCATGTCATTTAAGGCGCTGAATGCATCTTGCAGCTCACTTGCGGCGGGCGTCTCGCCGGTTGCTACCGCCCCAATAAGCCTCATTGAGCCAGTGATTAAGTCGCGAACCGTTCCCATCAGACTCCGCCTTTTCGGTTGTCACCTTTGGATTTCTTGAAAGGAACTTTGACCGGATCAGTTAATGGATAAGTTTCTTTTCCGGAAACATTCGGAGAGTCGCCCCACTCGGCGCCTAGAGACGCTTCCTCATCGGCATCAATGACAACGACCGGCGGCTCGCTCGCGTGATATTTCCATTTCGGGTAAGTTTGAGCAACGTAGTCAGCCATTGGAATACCTTTCGAAATAAAAATAGATGAAAGACGCCGCCCTAATTAAAGAGCGGCGCGGAAGCCATCAGGACTTAGCTTGCGAGAAGTCCCACATTTTTCAGGGCAATAACAATATCGCCGATCGTGTACGCAGTCGTGCCGATGCTTCCGTCAAACGTGGTGTTAACAAAAACGCCGGTTGTTGCGCCGACGGTTGGAGTGTGGACGTTGCCAGTAGGGCTTGCAGGCTGAATGACAGGAGTCGCTCCCCAAAAACCGAGTTTTTGAGATGCAAGTGTTCCGAATTGATGGCCATCGGTCGGTACACTTTCTACGATCACGTTAGAGGTACTGGTTATGTTTGGGCCCGGATTTGACATTTAATATGCTCCTTGAAAATAATTTTAAGAAAAGTTAAGAATTTGAAAAACAAGGTGCTCATCCATAAGCACCCCCCCACATCGACTGACTAACTTACCCTTGAATACGGCAAGCAAGTTCGGGATAGACCGTAGACCAGCCGTAAAGAACATCGAGACGGCAAGGGAACATATCGTTCACGATGTCGTAACTGCGAACCATACGCACCGAGATTCCGAGTTCTTTATCGCTCACTCGCGACGCCATATCGACACCACGCGGAAGCGGAAGGTCAGCACAACCGAACACGAATGCATCTCTGTGATAAGCCAAGTTCATCGGAGTCACAGTATTCGCAGCACCGTAAACAGTAATTGCGGCACCGTTGGCTGGCGCAGCGGTCACGTTTTGGAATTGGCCAGAAGTGGTGATTGCTGGCGAAATCGCGAGAGTCGCGGCACCAGAGCTCGAGCTAGCTTGAGTGGTAACAACGAACTGAGCCAGGCGGCCAGTCGATACGCGAGATTGCGGGTTCACACTGTAAACACCGGCAATCGTGAACACGTCACCCGCAGCAAGAAGGTTGGCAATTGTGCCAGTCCAACCCGCAGTCACAAGAGAAGTTCCAGTTTGACCCGCGCCGTTTACCGTCGGTGATCCAAGGTAAGCGCCGATAGTTTGCTGAATGATGTTTTGATCCATCGAGAATTTGAAGCCCGCTGCGCGCCCCATGTTTCCTGATTTGTACTGATCAGAAATCTCTTTGCCAGGGTTGAAGTAAGTGTTCAAAGCGTTCACAAGCGAAGCGTTAGCATTCGGATCACAAACGACAGAGCGCAATTCATCACGCGGAGCCGCCATGAAATCCATTGCCGCACCCGCTTGCAGGTATGGAAGCAGAGTCGCCGGAGTGGTTCCAGGTGTTCCGACTGTGTTGTAAACTTGCGACGCGAGTGCAAGACCGTCACGGTCAATTTTGTTCGCTACAACTGCCAAAGCGGGAGTCAAAAAGCGCTGAGAGAAATCGTCCATGCTTAATTGCAAGTCAGCAGATGTGAACTGTACGTCAACACCGAACTGAGTTGAAAGTGTCAAAGGAACGTAAGTCTCAGTTTGCGATTCAACCTGCAAGACCTGACCTGTGCGCCCCTGGTAACGAGCGGGTTTTCTGATGTTTAAGGTGTTACCGATCTTTGCACCTTCGATACCGAACTTATCATCATACTCGCGGTTCACACCTTTTGTGAAAACCAGGTTATTCTCAAGGACGCGAAGTGACTCGCGTGTGATCTGACTGATCGTTAAAATACTATTGGGCATTTTAAAAACTCCCGGCGGAAAGTTAATCCGCAAAAGAATCGTGGTTTAAAATTTAGGAGCGAATCCTCATGATCCGCCGCCAGCCTCTCGCCACTTTTTAAATTCGCGGTAACTCATTTCATCAGGCGACTTAGTTGAGCCAGCTGATTTTGAGCCCACGGTCTTTAAAGGCGGCGGAGCTTTTGTTGTTTTTTTCTCGACTGTTTTTGTTTCATCTTTTGCAATCCTCGCTTCAAACTTGCCAAGCTCACGAGCCGCAGCAATCGCCGGAAGTTTACAAATTTTCTCGTATTCTTTCCGGTTCTTCGCCAGTTCATACATGAGTTCTGGGCCATTCTCAGATTCGAGAATCACTTCCTGGACGGTGAACGACATTGGAATGTCGTCGATGTCATCAATGAGTTCTTTAAAGTCGTCGTGCTCTTTTTCAAACGCTTTTACGCGCTCAACATGGCTTTCGACTTTCTTTTGATGCTCAGTTTTTACTTGAGCTTCGCTTTGCTTGGCGTCTCGTTCTTTAAGCTTTTGATCAAGCTTCCAGTCCGACAACGCCTCAACAAAGTCCTCATGCCTATCGAAGCTTTCAGCCTTTGGCTTCCCTTCGGTTGAAGCGGGGGCTTTTTGTTCGACCTTCTTCTCGGCCGCGCCAGACTTTTGTTGCCGTAAGGCTTCATTTTTCCAGTATTCGACTTCTTGCTCTTTCGCAGAAAGTCTACCGCTGAGCTTCTCGATCTTTTTCTTAAAGCCGCCTTTTTTCTTGGGCTTGTCATCGCCTTCTTTCGAAGGTTCATCGTCCTCATGGTCGCTATCAGCCTCATGCTCTTTGGCATCAGCTTTGACTTCCTTTTCTTCGGTGCCCTTTTCCGAAGATTCTTTTTCAGACTTGCTTTCGCTATCCTTAGGCTCTTGATCGATAACTTTACCTTTTGCCAGATCGCCGATTGCGGCGGTCACAGCTTCCGGAGTGTCAGTTGTCGAATTGATAACTACCGTGCTCATTGTGCTCCTTGCATCACAGCCCCACTGGGGCCAGGTGCGTTTTGATTAGGCTGAATAGTGCCATCACCCGGAGACTGGCCATCGACCGATGAGCCAAGTGTGCGAGTTATAGCGTCGATTTGATGATCAAGAACAACTTGCGAAGATTTTTGATTCAAGCGCGCAAGTTCAATTGACGCCTCGGTTTGAAGCTTCGCCATTTCAATGCGCTCGCGAGATTCAAGCTCGAATTTCTTCATCTTGATTTCTTGAGTTGCTGTATTGAGATGCTGAGTCAGTTGTTGAATCATCTGATTCATTTGCGTCATTTGTTGCTGAGCTTGCGGCGGTATTTTCGCACCTTTGCCGTCATCAGCTAAACCAGGCGGAAGCATCTTTTTCAAACGATCGGCAATGTCTTGAGCCCCTGGCCAATCCATATTTCGAACCATGATGTCACCGGCAGCTTGAGCCATTTGCGGAAATGACCTAGTCAAATCCATCATGGATTGAACGGCTTCCTGGCGCTTGGTTTCAAAGCTTGGTCCAGTGTTGACAGTTACGTCATATTTTCCGGCATCGAGGTCATAGGAAATATTCTTGCCGTCACGCTCAAAGAGCTTATTAACGTAAACGACTTCCTCAGTCCCGTCGTCGCCTAAGATTCTAATCGCCCTTTCGGTATCGTAAATCTTTGGGATGAGATTCACGCAAATGCGTCCAGCGTGGCGCAGGGACTTGGTCAAATTATCCATGAAATGGAAGTTTGAAGTCTGTGACTGAGTATTTCGGCGTTGAATCGCAATGCCCGATTGCTCATTTGAGCGATTGCCTAGAGCGGCATCGTAAATGCCAGTTGTAGCTTTAAGATCTTCGCTTGCTAATTGCCGAGCACCGGAAATAGCTTGAACCGGCGGCTCAAACTGATTTCGCTGCGGAGCCGGTGCGGGTTGACCGCCAATGGACTTTGGTTTGTATTCGAGGAACGCATGGTTCCGCGTGTTGGCTGTTTTCCATGTCGCTTCATAACCTTCGAAAGATCCCTCGGGAGCAATCCAAGGCGCTCGAGGTGCAAGTGCTATTGTCTCAGTCTCGCTCGA